TTATTCGTAATTATCTTCCTGACACTCCAGGTTCGCAGGAAGGTCAAGCGATTGCTAACTATAACGGCACAGTTATGGTTAAGATTGGTGACGTTGACTGGGATTTTGCTACAGGGATTAATCTTTCTTCTGGTTATACTCCTGGAAGTGGTGACATCTCATCTTCTGATACAGTTGAAAGTGCGATTGAGAAACTTGATGGTAACGTTGATGCTCTTACTTCTGCAGTGGGTGTATCTCAAGGTGACACTAACATGGGGACCTATACTGGTTCTCTTCTTAACGATAATGAATCAGCTAAGCAGAACATTCAGCAATTAGAAACTGCAGTTGAAGCTTTACAGAATGAAACAGGTGAAGCCGGTCCAGCAGACATTGCACAAAACACACCTACGACTGTAGACACTGTTTTAGTTGATGAGTGTCAGTATGCGGAGTGGGAAGTTGTTGCTCATGACATTGGTGATCCTACTGCTGTTAAGAGAGCTAAAGTTTCAGGGATGCATAATGGTCATGCCGGTGCTGATGCTACTGTTGTTAATGATTCAGTTTTTGATACCAAGAGGATTGGTTCAAACTTTAACCTACAACTTTCAGTTGTTCTTTCTGGAGCTGGTGCAGCTCAGACAATGGGTCTAGAGATCGAAACATCTGACGCTGACGGGATTAGATATTCTGTTAGAAGAACTTGTGTAGCGGCATTGTAATGGCAATAAATGTAGATGAAGCATTTGGATTAGAACAGTTTGGAATCGTCTTTAAAGATGATGACAGCAATGTTTTATCTTACATAACTTTCGGAAATGGGTCGCCTGTGGGAACACAGGCACCTGTCCCGACAGTATACATTGAAGATAACGGATCTGTTTGGCGTAAGTTCAACACAGGTTTGAACGATTGGAAAAAGTTAATTGAAGATCGTTTTATAGATAGGATTTATCCTGACGATTTAGAGGTTCCTGCGGACAAAGCAGTTTTCTTGCATTGTCCTTGTTTCACAACAGGGAATCTTATTTTGGAAGGGGAGGCAATTATTTTATGAGTTATATTGAGTTTCAAACACAGAACGAACCGAGTACACCTCCTACAAACAAGACAAGGTTTTATGTTGATCAATCTACAGGGGAACCGTACTACAAAAACGACGCGGGAGTTGCACAGACTTTGGTAGGGGATACAGGACCTCAAGGACCTGCCGGACCCCAGGGACCTGCTGGAAATGACGGAGCAGATGGTGCTGATGGGGCAACTGGACCCCAGGGACCCGCTGGGCCTATGAATGTTGAATTTTTTAATTCAAGAACGGCTACACTCACGATGCCGAACTCAACAACTAAACAAGTTATCTATACAGATAACGTGAATATATCAGGTGCAGGAAATTGCTTTCTTTTGGTGTCTTTAGCCTCGAGAGCTTTTTCTGCGAGTTCAGATATGGAGTATGACATTCAGTTTGATGGAAATGTTTTGCAACCTGAATATATTGAAGAGCATAAAGATAGCAGTGCGGTTCAAGAGAATTGGAGAATGGCGATGCTTGATCTTGGAAACTTAGCTGTTGGCTCTTATACGATGAATTTACGTTTTAGTAAGGAAGCAACAGGCGGGACAGCACAAAATAAAGGCTATACCGTGGCCGTAGTGAGGTATACATAATGTTTTTATATAAGACGAAAACAGTTCAAGATGTTGATAAACTTTTAACGGAAGCTATGGTTCACAATGCGAAGATAACGTATTTGTTATTAGAAGGTACGGATCAAGTTCGTTTCACTTTATCCTCGGCACTTGATGCTGCTGAAGAGACAGCGCTTGATACCTTTCTTGCAAACTTTGTGGATGAAGATCCTAATTTAAAGATTCCTAAAATTTACGATATGGTTAAAGCGGAAGCTAAGGGTAAGCATCATCATAACATTGATTATAAAAAAGAAGTTACGTCAGCGCTTATTCCTAAGAGAACAATTGTTCAAGGGGAAGTTACAAAAGTTGAGTGGTTTGCAGCTTTAGATGCTCAAATGCAGCCAACTGATAAAATCATTACAGTTGATATTGCTTACACAAGGGATGCGACAGGCTTTGCTACTCAAAGAACTACGACGAGAAAGTGGATTAATAGAGATAATTCTGAAAATGCGGAAGCTAAGCTTACAACAAAGCTCTATTTTGTTAACCCTGCAGAGATGATTATTGAAGGGACAAAGCGAAGAAAGCTTCTTGTTGATAGCATTCAAATTCCGACACTAACGTTTATGACAGAAGCCCTCGTGCCATTAGGCTACACGCAAGAAGCTGTGGTTTTAAAAGGGCGTGCTTTCATGGATGATTACGAGGGAGACTTTAATAAGTTTGTCGATAACTCTTCAACGATTACAGATCCAGCAGATCCTGATTTTGGAGAGAAGACAATCGTTGTTAGACTTCGCGACGAAGCTAATACGAGTTACGTTGAGTGGTTAGACAAATCGTCACCTTCTCTGGGAGGGACTACCACTATAAGACAATATTTAATGAACGAGTTTGATATCTAAGGAGAGGATATGAATCTAACACTAATGGTGATGCTTTTCTTGGTGGTATTTATTGCCGCTTATGATTTTTACATTATTTACAAGAAGGGCAAGAAAGAATCTATTAGTGCTTGGATTATCCGTCTTTCACATAAGTATCCTTCAATCCCCTTTCTTTTAGGGTTTGTGTGCGGGCATTTATTTTGGTCAATGGATACTAACGATTGGAAGATTGTAGAGAAACCTCAAGAAGAAAAGGTAAAAGCGATAAATGAATGAAACTAAAACGTTTGATAAAGGCTATCGACCGAGACCTTTGCAAGCGTATTTGCATAAGAATCTTGCACGTTTTAATGTGTTGGTTTGCCATCGCCGTTTTGGTAAGACTATTTTTACTCTTAATCATACAATCGCAAAAGCTTTATCTAACACAAAGAGGAACCCCCAATACGCGTACATTGCTCCCACATACCGTCAAGCAAAAAGAATCGCGTGGGATCCTCTCAAAGAATATGCACGGAAACTTCCTGGCTTTAAGGAGAATAAGCAGGAACTAACCGTGATGATACATAGGACTTGGCTTCCTGATCCAGACGTTATTAAAATAATGTTACTGGGGAGTGATGATCCAGATACCTTAAGGGGGCTTTATTTAGATGGTGCGGTCTTTGATGAATTCGCTCAGTGTGATCCCATTGTATGGGGTGAGGTCGCTCGTCCTGCTTTGTCTGACCGTAAGGGATGGGGCATATTCATTGGGACACCGAAAGGAAAGAACCACTTTGAAAAAAGATACAATATGGCTACAGAAGATCCTCGCTGGTTCACGTGCATCTTCAAAGCGAGTCAAACCGGAATCATCGACACTGAAGAACTCGAAGGGATGAAGATGGAAATGGAAGACGAGGAGTATGAGCAAGAAATGGAATGCAGTTTTAATGCAGCTATTAGAGGAGCTTATTACGCCTCTCGAATTAACGCCATCGAAGATAAAGGACAGGTTGGTGATTTTCCTTATGATCCAGGGTTACCTGTCGATACGTTTTGGGATCTCGGCATGGACGATGCAGTTGCTATATGGTTTCGTCAGCGTACTCGAAGCGGTGAATTTCGTTATATTGATTATTTTGAAGATAACGGTAAGTCCATTCCTGAGCTTTGCAAAGTTATCAAGGATAAAGAATATGCCTACGGAAGACATATTGTGCCTTGGGACGCTAATACTCGTGAACTCGGAACAGGACAGACAAGAATAGAAATATTTAGAAAGCACCTACGAGGTGTAGAAATACAAAAACGTCAAGCTGTAGAAGAGAGAATTTCTGCAGGGAGAACGATGCTGCCTATTTCATTTTTTAACAGAGACACAACTCAAAAAGGGTTAGACGCTCTCGTTAATTATCAGAAGGAATGGGATAGTAAAATGCAGGTTTTTAAGTCTAAGCCTAAAAAAGATTGGTCATGTCACGCAGCGGATTCTTTTGGTTACTCTGCCTTAGACAAACGGCCATCACGATTTATGGATGAATATTATGATGAGCTTCCAAGAGAAGCTGTTATGGACTATGACGAATTGGGGGTTATATGAGTTCTGAAGGCGGTGGAATTGGGAGTAAAATACTAACTCCTTCAACAAGCTTAATTGACAAAGTGACAGGGAACTTAGGTTCCATATCTGATAGATCAACCAGAGGTTTGGTTGGGGGAAGTTTAGCAGGCGCGGTCCTCGGTCCTGTAGGTGTTGCCACAGGAGCCCTGAAGGGTAAGAGATCTGGGGAAATTATTGAAGAAGAAAGAGCCGCTACTGAAAGAGCTGAAGAAGAAAGCAGACAACAATTTAATACAGATATATTTCAAATAGCGCAGAGATTGCAGGGAAGAATTGCAGATAACCCTGACTTTGATTTTGAATCTCTTCGATTTATAGGGGATGACCCAAGACAAGAACAGTTAAAACGCTTAGTACAGTCTTTTACTGCAAGAGCGGATGAGGTTAGCGCGGCCAGATTTGAGCCGGGGCTTTCTCAAACTAGATTATCATTGGTGGAGTAAGACATGGATAAGTTAGCAGAGTTTGTTAAAAAGAGTCACGCTAAGCTAAAAGGGCAGCGTAATAACTGGGATTCTCATTGGAAGGAGGCCCTAGATTTAATTATACCACGTAAGCGTAATGTTTATGATCATAGAGATCAGCCGGGTGGTGAGAAGAGACAAATGCGTGTCTACGATTCGACGGCCATACAAGCGAACATGGTACTGGCGTCAGCTCTGCAGGGGATGTTAACGAACCCTTCTACTCAGTGGTTTGGTTTGAAGACGGGGATTGATGAGATTGACGGACTTGACTCTGTTAAGAAGTACTTACAAGAGACAACGAGACGAATGATTCAAATATTCAACTCATCAAACTTCCAGACTGAAGTTCATGAAGTTTATTTAGACCTTGGCGGTATTGGAACAGCAGCTCTAAGGATTGAAGAAGACAAAGAATTTATTGTTCGGTTTCATGCGAGACCTATATATGAACACTTTATCAAAGAAGACTTTAGAGGATTAGTCAATGGGATCTCTCGTGAATATAAACTCGAGTCTAGACAGATTAAAGAAAAGTGGGACATGAAAAAAGCAGCTAAAAGATTAGATCCTATGGATGTCTTTAAGCTTGATAAATTTGATGAAGATGCTTTAAAAGAATGGAATATCATCCAATATGTTTTTCCAAGACAAGAGTTTGACCAAGACCTTCTTACTGCAAGGAATAAGCGGTTTGCTTTTATCTCAGTTCACGTTGTGGAAGACCTTAACATTGCAATTGATGTTAAAGGTTTCAAGGAATTTCCTTATGTAGTTCCACGCTGGACCAAGACTTCTGCAGAAGTTTATGGGAGGGGTCCAGGTTTACAAGCTCTTCCTGACATTAAAATGCTTAATGAAGTTATGCGTACTCAAATTAGAGGAGCGCAAAAGAAAATAGATCCACCTCTACAGGTTCCTGATGATGGTATGAGTTTACCCATTAGAACAACTCCAGGTGGGATTAACTATTATCGTTCTGGGACACCTGATAGAATCGCACCATTAGACACAGGAGCTAGATTAGATATAGGTGATCAGTTCATGGAAGATATTAGGCGTAGAATTAGAGAGGCCTATTTTATCGACCAGTTACAATTAGTAGAAGGACCTCAAATGACGGCGACAGAGGTACTGCAAAGGACAGAAGAAAAGTTAAGATTACTTGGACCTGTTTTAGGTAGACTCCATTTTGAATTTTTAAAGCCGTTAATCGACCGTATGCTTGGTATTATGGGAAGAAAAGGATTACTCCCTGAAAATCCTCCACCGGAATTACGAGATCAAGATTTAAAAGTACAGTTTAGTTCAATGATAGCAAGAGCACAGAGGGCCAGTGAAGCTGATAACATCTCAAGAGTTATTGGGATTATGGCACCTGTTATTCAAGCACAGCCTGAAATCATGGATAATATCGATGGTGACGGTATGCTTGATTTTGTAGGCGACGTTTTCAACGTTCCTCATGAAGTGTTCAGAGGTAAAAAAGAGGTTGAAGCTCTTAGACAACAAAGACAACAAGCTGAACTACAAGCACAAGAGCTTGAGCAACAAAGAATACAAAGTGAATCAGCTAAAAATTTAGGAGTCCAAGTACAAGGAGTATAATTTATGGGGAAAGCAGCCGAGAAGTATGAACTTCACGTTCGTAACGTTAGCTATCTTAAAGAAGTCTTCGATTCAGAATTAGGCAAGGATTGTCTTTATGATCTTTGCAAAAAGTTTCATTATTTCCACACGTCTTACGTTGGTGGTGATGTCCATGAAACGATTTTCAGAGAAGGTGAAAGGAACGTAATAAACTACTTAATGACTCTACTAAGACAGAGTCCAGCACAAATGCTTGATGAATTTCGTAAACGACAACAGGAGGAAATGGAATATGAAAACTAACTTTTGGAAATTTCTGTTACAATTATTACATGATAATAGGGGATCATTGTCACTTACCGGAGATGCCGGAGGGGCATCAGGAGGAGATGGAGCAGGCGATAGTGGATCTGATCCTGGACCAGTTTCAGGGGAACCAGCGCCGCTTAATGAAGATGGGGATCCTGCCCCTGGAAAACCAGTGGGGACATCTGTTCTTTCTGGTTTACCCGAGGACATAAGGGAAGACCCTTCTTTAAAAGTTTTCATGGATGACAAAGGTAACGTTAGCCTTGAGAACTTAGCGAAGTCTTACGTCCATGCTCAAAGAAAGATCGGAGAGAGAGGAGTTCCTCTTCCTGGGAAAAATGCGACAGATGAAGAGTGGATGACGTTTTATAATAACGTTAGGCCTGAAGATCTTGCCAAGTATGAAGTTCAAAATACGCTTACTGATGGTGTTGCTTTAGATCAAAATCTATTTGATGGCTTTAAAGCGACTGCCCATAAAGCGGGTCTTTCACAAAAACAAGCCCAAGGAGTAATTGACTGGTTTAATGGAGTAACTGCGCAGAGCCAGCAAGAGTTGTCGAAAACACAACAAGACTCTTACGACAAAGAAGTTAAGCAATTACAGGCCGATTGGGGGGACGCCTTCAAACAAGAAGTTGCCCTTGCAAATAGAGCTGTTAAAGAATTTGCCGATGAAAGTACGTTGAATTATCTAAGAGAGTCTGGATTAGACGGTAATGTACAATTAATTCGTCTTTTCAACAAAATTGGTCGTGGACTTCTCGAAGATAAGTTCGAAAACGAATCACACGGTACGTTCGGTGTTACAAAAGAGGACGCTCAAAAGAAAATGGCAGTCATTTATGGCGACCAAAGCCATCCTTACTGGAATAAAGAACACCCTTCACACAATCATGCCGTACAAGAAATGATGAAATTACAAGAGGCTTCGTTAGGCTGATATTGACAAAGATTGGCATAGTGATATCCTGGAGATATGTTATTCTAGGACAATCGCTCTGCCGATCCTTTTAAAAGGGAATAATTAGGTAGGATCCTCCAAGAGGACAATCTCGCCGGAAAAAGCTAAAAATTTTGTTATTAATCATTGGAGGATAATATGTCTCAACAAATCCCAG